CCACCAGCAGCAGCTTTAGCACCTCCACCAGCAACAGATTTAGATCCTTTTACAACATCACCTGCTGCTTTTGTTGTTCCTTCTGCAACTTTTGATCCAAATCCTAATGTTGATGCAACACTACTAGCAGCACTTCCAATTTTAGTTAAAAATCCTAACATCTTTTTTAATACCCCAAAACCGGCTTTTATTCTTGCAAAAATTCTAATTCCAGAAATAATACCCATATATTTACCTATACTATCAAACATACCACCCAAATTACCAACCAATTCAACACCATCCATTATTCTATCTAAGAATTTTGCAAATATATCTATAACCGGGATTAATTTATCCTTAAGTTTTTCCATAGAATTTGCAAATCTTGTTTGGGCTGATTGAGATTTAAGTTGGTTTGCTAATTGATCATTTCCTAGTTGTACTGCTATTTCTTCATCTGATAATCCTTGTTTTCTTAGTTTTTCATATTTTTCTTGGGCATCTCCCATACTTTTAAACTTACCACCTAATAGTTCTTGGGTTTCTAATGTTTCTGCTAATTCTTCTCTTGACATTCCAAATGCTTTAGCTAATGATTCTTGTTGTAAAACATTATATTCTCCAAATTCAGCTGCTGTTCCTATTTCTCGTCCTATAGCTTTTGCTAGTCCTTCTTGATCCCCCATTAAAGCAGCTCTTCTAGCATCTTCTAAATTTAACTGTTTACCAGTCATTAATTCAGCTTCCATTTCTGCTGCTATAGAACTTTCAAAGTCTAATAATGCATTAGCTGTACTTTCCATTTGAGCTTGACTCAATCCTAATTTCTGTGATTGAAAAGCAGCATTAGCTAATGATTTACCCTGACCTTCCATTGAAAGTCTATTTGCTGCACTAATATTACCAATTTCAGCAAAAACATCTTGTTGGTTAACTGCAGAACCTGTTTGGGCGGCTAATACTGCAACTTGACCCCTTAGTTGTGCTGTAAATTCTTCAGCATTTTCACCCCTTAGTTTTGAGGTTTTTAGAAAATTAGCTGCTTGTTCATTAGTTAATCCAAATTCATTAGATAATAATGAAAAAGTTTTTAATTCAGTTTGTGTTAATTTAACAGCACCTCCTATTTCAGCATTAAATTCTTGTATTGCTTTATGAGCATCAGCAACATTAAAAGACATTTCACCACTGGTATTTGCCATACCAATTAAACTCTCTCTCAGGGAATTGGCTTCACCTCTTCCTAATGCAAATGTTTTAGCAAGAGCTTCTCTAGTTTCACCAAACTCTTTAATTCCATTTTTAATTCCCTTGAATATCATTACATCAAGGGCAAGTAACATTTCTTTTTTAAACTTTTGAGCTCCTTCAACAAGAGATTTTCCTAATACTTCTGCTTTAATATCAGCATCACTTAAAATATCTTGGGTACTTTCATCTAACCTTTCCCCATTAGCCTGAGCTTCTGCTAATTCTTTATTAAATGCCTCAGATGATTCTCTTTGGTCGAACATTTCCTCAGTTAGAGACTCTGCATTTTTAGACATATCATCAAATATGCCTCCATACTTACTTAACCCTAAACTCTTTAGTAAACCCCCAGCTTGTCCAAATGATCTATTTATACCTTCAGTTTGTTCTGCTATTTTATTCTCTTTTTCAATTCTAGCAGCGAGTTTTTTATCTATATCCTCTAATAAAACAGCTTCTTTACCCATCTCCATTACCATCTCAGCATGACCTTGAGTAATTTCTCCTGTAGCTACTTTAGAGGCAAGACGACGTTGAAGGTTAATATCACTTAATTGATTTCCATTTTTATCTACTAAAAGAGCTTTATTAGCAATTCTAAGATTGGATTGCTGTATTTTAAGTTTTTGTCTTAATTTAGTTAAAGCTTTAGAGTCTAATCTTTCAAGATCTTCTTGATCATTTTTTAATTTTTCGGCAATCCCTTGAATAGACTGAGTTGCTCTTTTAGTAATATTTAAAGATTCGTTTTGTTTTTTTATTGCCCCATTTAATCCTATAAAAGTTTCATAATATGCTTTAGCATTTTTTCCAACATCATCTAACTGTCTGTCTACTTTATCTAACTCATCTACTAAACCAATAATAGCCTCATTAGCATTACCCATTTCGTTAACAAAATCTTCTGCTGTTTTTTTATTAAATGGGTTTGTTTTACCTAAATCTGCATATCCTCTCCTTATCTGTTTTAGGAGATCAACTATTTGTTTGTATTGTTTTGGGTCTAAATTTGGATCTTTAGCCATTCTAACTTTGTTTTATTATAAATATTAGAAATATTTATTTTTTAGACCTTTTTGTAACATAAGAAGGTGGTTGGATAGTTTTAGGAGGAACTTTACTTTTTGGATTATTTAAGTCTATTTGAGTATTATTTCCTCTAGTTGCTTTTTTCTGTGCTTCCTCTCTTTCATCATAAAATGATTTAAGTTTTTTAAAAGTAAATTTACGTAACCAAATAGGCATATTATATACAGTATGCCAGTCATATCCACCTTTACCATTAAATACAATTTCGTGAATTATATTAAATATATTTATTCTATGTTGAGAAGCATTATTTGGCGTCAGGCCAAAAAAAGTTAAGTCCAATGGGGAGTGTTGCATCATCGTCACTTCCGTCGGGAAAAAAAGTTAGATCAACATCGGGTTGAACTAATTTAATATAGTTTCTTAGTGCTCTGGAATCCTGAGCCAGGAGGAAATTATCTACAAATTCCCTAATGGATTTTTTATCTGGATTGCCTTCAATAGCCGTAATAATATACTTTAAACGAGTTGACATTTCAGGACTTGCGTCTTTATCAATCTTTTTTAAACCTAATAATTCTCTGTCTATATCTAATTCATCTTTTCCATTAAGAATTTTAAATGATATATTTACTTCTGTTTTTGGAAGTTTATAATCAAATGAATTTACTCCTTTTGTTACTAAATCTTCACTAAAAGGTTTGTTATCTAAAGTTGATAAATCAACTGATTGTTTTTCATTATTATATTCAAATTCATATATTGACCCATAACCTAAAATACGGGATGCTATTAATAATGCATTTTTATCTCCTATAACTATATCTTTATAATTAATTTTTTTATCAACTATAAGTGATTGAAGTAATTTATCTAATACAATTCCTTTTTTAATATAAGATTGATTAGTTAAAATATCTTCTTCTTTAGCAGTCATATATTTAATTTCAACTGTTCCAGAAGCTAATGGGTTTGTTTCAGGGTATAATAGTCCTTTTGAAGGTAGTTCTACTTGCTCAGTAGGTAATGTAAATTCGCTCATATCTTTTATTTGTTATAACTTGATTTCATGTATACATATATAATATAAAAAAAAGCTTGACCGAAGCCAAGCTATTCTTTAAAATGTGTGCCTATTTTACTAGAAGTTTAATACGCAGTAATCCATTCCGATTGTCATGTCGATAGTATTTGCTGTTCCATCGTCATCCCAATTCATATCACTAAATGAAGCATCTTTTATAAATGCACCTTTTATGATCCATTCTGATACTACATCACCTACTGGTCCTAATACATTAATAGTTAAATCTTTTTTATAGAAATCACTATATCCATCTCTACCAGTTACTGATTCATGGTGTAACCTTGTCCACTCCATTACAGCTTGCGCTCCTGAAGGAGTAATTGGATCAAATAATTGCATTGTTAAATCATTCCATCTTAATTTTCCTTTTACTTTTCTATAAGTATTGATATGGTTTAATATGATTTCGTCTTGTGCAAAACCCATTCCACTAACACCTTTGATGATGTAAGCTGGGATTCCATCTACGTACATAATAAATCTATTAGCAACTTTTGGTTCAAAGGCTGTGAAAAATATTTCGTTTGGGTTTAATACTGCCATTTTATTATTGTTTTATTTTTATTTTATTATAAATATTATATCTTTTATTCTTTATGACGGGAAAGTTGCTCCTGTTGGAAGAATATTGAAATCTAGGTAAATAAATTCAGCTGTTTTAGTTGGCTGTAAATAAATTGCTCCTACCATTTG